TAAAGTCTTTAATAGAAGAAGATAGCGAATTTAAAACTGTCATTGTAGATAGTTTAGATTGGTTAGAAACTTTAATGCACGATTATGTTTGTGAAAAGAATGGTTGGCCAGATATCAGCTCACCAGCATACGGAAAAGGCTATGCCGCTTGTTTAGAGGTATGGAAAGAGTATCTTGCTTTACTAAATCAGTTGCGAGACAAAGGCTTTACTGTCTTACAGATTGCACATAATGAAGTAAGAAGATATGAAGATCCATCAAGCGAACCCCATGATCGGCACCAAATTAAGTTGCACAGAAAAGCCGCTGATCTAGTCATAGAACACAGCGACGCGGTATTCTTTGCTAATTACAAGATAGGTACTATCCAAGTAAAAGGTAAAGGCGGTGGCATGACTACTAAACTAAAGCAAGGAGACAGGACTATCTTTACACAAGAGACACCAGGCTTCCAAGCTAAGAATAGATTTGGTCTTGATAGTGAGATGCCGTTTGATTGGCAAACTATCAGGGAGCAGATGTTGAAGTGATTGATACAAAAGAACTTAACGAACACTTTTGCGATGATGATGAGCCGCAATACGATGAGGATGGATATTGTCGTCATTGTGGAGCAAAAGAGGATGAGTGTTCACAATATAAATGTTGGATTTAAAAAGGAGTAAAAAATGGATTTAACAAATTTTAATGTAGATGCCTCTAACGAAGGCAAGTCGGCAGTTGAGCCAGGTAGACATGTTCTGCATTGGCAAGGCGAAGAAGAAGCCTTAGTAGAAGGTAGAAACGGATGGCGTGGGTGCAAGATGTATTTTGAGATTGATGGTAGTAGCATCAGATTGAATCATACATTTACTGTTGGCCACGATAATCCTAAGTATGTGGATAGTGGCGTTAAGTCAATGCTACTTATGGCGCAAGCGATGGGATTGAAAGAACCACCAAAAGATACATCTACTGCCTTTATGGGTAAAAGTGTATCAGCTGAATTAGTTAAAGATGACAATGGTTATCTAAAAATTAATGAAGATTGGGGTAAGACTTGGCAACCTACTAATAAAAAGCCAGAGCCTGTTGACGATAGTATTAAAACAGGACCATCGGAATCTGATTTAGCAGCAATGGGAAGTACCTCTGTTGATGATGATGATGACGCACCATTTTAATTTTGATGGTAATAATAGGCCTACGCTGTGTGCATATTGTAAAGCACCAGCTGGGCCGTTTTTAAGAAAAGATGGAGAACACTGGCTTGGAGCGTGCTGTATGGCTCATTTAAAAAAGATTGGGGAGGGAGAAAGACTACCCAACAAAGCACAACTGAATGATACAGGGATTGAATATTCCATAGCACAAACCAAAGATATTTATTTAGAACTAGCAGGAAAGGAAGATCAGAAACCATTGCATAAATGGGACAGAAATAACAGGAAAAGGATCTTCACAACTATTGTTAGGGAATATCTAAACTGGGCGAATGTGCAAGCGCAGTTAGATGATGAGAGAGCTGCAAATGGATTTAACAAAGTACCTGAAAAAGGACATACTCTATAACGACCTTGGTTTCAGTACAGGTAAGAGTACACATGATTTAATAAACGAGATGCAAGCACAGGGATTGCTTGTAGACTTCTTAGAAATTACTGGCGAGATAATACGAGTACCAGTAAAAGCAATAGGTGGTAAACCAGATACAGGCGGTCAGAAGTCTGGGTATTATGCTGTCAACCAGGTAGGCGGACACATGTTCTGCACTTATGGTAATTGGAAAACTGGTTTTGAGGGCAAGTGGTCAAGCATAGATACTAACCAACTAAGTATTGTAGATAGACAAGAACTAGACAAGAACTACAAAAACAAATGGAAGAGGCTAGTGCTAAGTCGCGTGCAGAAAGGAAGCAAAGACAAGATGAAGTTGCAGTTGAAATGCAAGAAAAGTTTAAGATTTGCCACGAAGCCATCGACCATGAATATCTCACGAATAAAAAAGTTAAAAGTTATGGGTTGAAGCAATTAAATGGTAGGTTAATTGTTCCTGTATATAATACTACAGGACAGATTCGTTCTCTACAGTACATAGATAAAAAAGGCGAAAAAAGATTCGCTTCCGCCTCAGAAATCAAAGGTAATATATTTTTAATCGGTACTACCTTACAAGATTTAAACAAAATAGAAAAACTTATTTTAGTTGAAGGCTACTCAACTGCCGCTTCAGTCTATGAAGCTACCCAAATTCCTGTAGCTTGCGTTTTTAGTGCCAACTTCTTGTTGGATGCAGCCTCTAATTTACGCAAGCTGACAGGTGCTAGATTTATTCTCGCACTTGATAATGATGAGAGTGGAGTGGGAGAGAAGAAGGCGCAAGAGTGCGCGAGTGCTGTGGTTAATAGTGCGGTGCGATTACCTAGTGAAGTTGGAGATTACAACGACCTCTATTTAAAACATGGTTTAGATAAAGTTAGAGCTGAACTCATTGAACATAAGCTAGGCATCCAAAAGTATGCGATTCGTAACCTTGTAGGTAAGCCAGAGCCACAGAAGTTTTTAGTTGATGGTCTTATCCCCATTGGTAAGCCTGGAATCTTAGCCGCAGTTGGTGGAGTGGGTAAGTCGTTAAGTGTCATACAGTTAGCGTTAGCGGTGGCGTGCGGTGGCAGGTGGTGGGGGAAGGATGTTAAAGAACATGGTAATACTGTAATTTTTTGTGCTGAAGATGATTTAATGGAAATACATAGACGTTTAGACTTGCTCGACCCTAACGGCAAGCGATTTAACTCCTCCTATGAAGTCTATGTATTTCCTGTCCCAGAACAAAAAGAACCAATGATATTGTTAAGAGAAGAAGGCATAACACCTATAGCGCAGGAGTTAGTAGAGGAATTACAAGCCATACCAAATTTAAAGTTAGTTTGTTTTGATCCTCTCCAAGCATTTACAACTGGCAATGTATCAAGCAGTAACGAGGCAGGGCAATTGTGGGGTTCTTATTGTGCGAACATTAGCGCTAGACTTGGTTGCTCTACCCTTACTATCCATCATCTCAATAAAGGTGCTTTAGCGAATGATAGTGATGATGCTATGAGCCATAGAGCAGAGATAAGAGGCGCTAGTAGTATTACTGATAGTGTTAGGTGGGCGATAGCTATGTGGTTGGCGAGCGCGGAGGATTGTGAGCGTATTTGTGAAGAACAGCGCGTGACCTATGAAAGAATGAGTGTAGTTAAAGCCGCTCTTGTTAAATCTAATTCTGGCAATGTTGATTACAGTACCAAAACATTATTTAGAAAGAATGGTGTACTTGAACCGCTAGAGGAATTACAAAATCCTATGGCACTTTATGATAATTTTTAAAAGGAGAAAACTATGAACGTATTAAGTTTATTTGATGGAATGAGTTGTGGCAGGATTGCTTTAGAGCGTCTTGGTATAAAGGTAGATAACTACTATGCAAGCGAGATAGATAAATATGCAATGAAAGTTAGTGAAGCCAACTACCCAGACATAATACAAGTGGGAGATATAACTGAACTAGACCTATCAACACTACCAAAGATTGATTTGGTTATGGGTGGTAGTCCATGCCAGGGATTTAGCTTTGCAGGTAAACAGCTTGCCTTTGATGATCCTAGAAGTGCTTTATTTTTTGAGTTTGTTAGATGTGTAAAAGAGTTACAACCAAAATATTTTTTATTAGAAAATGTAAGAATGAAAAAAGAATATTTAGATGTCATATCTGAATACATGGGTGTTGAGCCGATTATGATTAATTCAGCATTAGTATCAGCACAGAATAGAGTTAGATACTATTGGACTAACATACCTGGAATAGAACAACCTGAACAAAGAGGTATAGTTTTAAGGGATATATTGGAAACTACGCCAGATAACTATACTTTAATGTCTGATAAGTTTGCCAAAAGACAAGAAGGTAGAAAATGCCTGGTTGATATGAATAAAGAAAAATCTGCAAGCTTGTCAGCTATGGAATATGTAAAGAATGGCAGGCAGGGTGATTATCTTGCGTGTAATAATGTTGGAGAGCCTACAAGCAAACCTATCAAGGTAGGCATGAATGTTGAGCAAGTAAAAGTAAGAAAACATGAGGTTGACATAATTAGTTTGCAATATCTTTTACGAGAAATGAAAAAAGAATCTAGTAAAACTAATAAACAAATAGCAGAAGAAACTAATACAGCAATAACTAAAGTAGAGCATTGGTTTAGGACTGATAGCAGCTTTGCAATACCAAGTGATGATATTTGGTTTAAGTTAAAAGAAATTCTTGGTATTAAAACAGATATATTTGACAAGCAAATTATGGAGTTTGAATACAGAGATGGTGTTTATGAAAGCAAACAGCGTGTATATAGTGAGAATGGAAAATCTCCAACACTTACCGCTGGCAATAAAGATCAATACATAGAAACCCACGACACACCTAAACAAGTAGGAACAGCAGTAGATATTAAAGGTCATGACCAAATAAAAAGGGTTTACAGTCCAGATGGAAAATCTTCTACGCTTACAACTTGTGGCGGTGGACATAGAGAGCCAAAAGTGGTTGCTGGTGCATTTCGTGGTAGGTATTACAAAGACGGAGTAAGACAAGATCAGTTTGGTTCGGTTGCTGGTAAAACAAAACAAATGTTGGAGCTGCGAAAAGATGAAAAGACTAATACAGTCACTACAGTCCAAAAAGATAATGTATTAACCAAAGACAATGTTTACTGGCGCAAACTTACCCCTGTTGAGTGTGAACGATTGCAAACAGTTCCAGATAATTATACTAACCATGTAAGCAATACCCAAAGATATAAAATGCTTGGAAACGGCTGGACAATCGAAGTTATTACACACATTTTAAAGAATATGGAACTATGATCGTTGGGAACTTGCGGGACATACTAGGGAAGCTAAGGGACAAACTATACCCTCAGATGCCCAACGGACGAGTAAAAGGTTCCCATATATCCATACATATACATATGTATAGGAGAGCAATCCCCTTGAGGGGGATTGACTCTCCCGAAAGAGCGCACGCTTGCGCAGGAGAAAGATGAGAAGATTTGGACAAATAGACAAAGCATATTGGTGGATTACTGCTCACAGCGAGAGCGAGCGGGGGGAGAAAACAGCTCTCATTCCGATAGCGCTTGCGCGGAAGGAGGGAGACTTTTCTCGTGTGCGCCAAATCGTCTGGCATTGGTATAGAAGTGAAGTCGCAGGCAATGAGCAGCTATCTATGACAGCTCGCTTTATTGGTTGGGCATTGTGCGAGCGCTGGAGGTATGAAACCTGGTCCTCGCATGATGCTATTAGCTATTACGCTAAGATGACAGCAGTTAATCGTAAAAGCGTTGGGCGAGCGCTAGCGGAGTTGAGCGAAGCGGGGTTGATATGGATCGTGCTAGAGGGAGAGCCAAAGCGCTTGCGGAAGTCCCAGAGCGGAGGGAAGAAACATTTTTTATTAGTTGGTTTAGCGGACTTAGTTCGTGAATAGCGCGAGGAGGTGCGTGGGTATGAATAAAGAGATAGAAGATATAAAGAAAAAGATAGCGGAGAATGAATTGATAATTGAAGCGTTGCGTGTGTTGAAAATAGAGAAACTAAAAGAGTTGAAAAGGTTGATAGATGAAAGATAAGGATATTACAGTTTGGTTTAGTTGTGGTGCGGCAAGCGCGGTGGCGGCTAAGAAAACTATTGAGCTATATGGAGATACTAACCGCGTGCGTGTTGTTAATAATCCTATCAAAGAAGAACACGAAGATAATCAAAGATTTTTAAAAGATATTGAGCAATGGTTAGGTATTGAGATTGAGTTTGCAATTAATCCTAAGTTTCCAGATCAGTCATGCGAGACTGTCTGGCGTGAGCGTAAATATATGGCAGGTAATTTTGGTGCGCCTTGTACTACACATTTAAAGAAGCATGCGAGACAAGTTTGGGAGATTAATAACCCAACTGATTATATTGTTCTTGGCTTTACTGCTGATGAAGAAAAGAGAGCTGTAAGGTTTAGAGATAATCAAAAAGATAATTTATTAACTGTATTGATTGACGAGGGCATTACAAAGCAGGGTTGTTTTGATATTTTATTAGAAGCTGGTATTAAACTGCCTGAGATATATTCTTTTGGTTATCCAAATGCTAATTGTATTGGTTGTGTTAAGGCTAGTTCTCCAACTTATTGGAATTTAGTAAGAGAGACATTCCCAGATGTATTTGAGCAGCGCATGAGGTTATCAGATGAATTAGGCGCTAACCTGGTTAGATATAAAGGTAAAAGAATACCATTGAGAGAACTGCCAGCAGAGGCTAAAGGTAGAGATCTAAAATCTTATAATTTTGAGTGTGGTATTTTTTGTATTAAAGATGATGAAGATTAGAGGAACGCGCGAGAGCTTTTAGGGGGGGTTATCTTTTGGAGAAGATATCTCTCACGCGTTTAAACTTATTGCTTGCGGTCAATTATTACTATCGCTCCTACTCGTTCAAACTTATTGCTTGCGGTCAATTATTACTATTGCGAGCGCTGTTAGAAATATCATTACAGCGAATGTTATTGTGACTCCAGCGAATATGTTAATAATTAGGTCAAGCATTTATTTTCTGTGTTTAAAAATTTCATCAAAAGTATTATTAGCCAACTCTTGATGCTTTGTTATGGTTTCAAAATATATTTTATCTTCTTTGATAAGTTTCTCCAAATAGTTTTCCTTAATAAGTTTAGAAAGATAATTAATTTTATCTTCAAAACTTGGACATCCTTCCATTTCAAAAGGAATGTTAGCCGTTATCTTGGTTATTTGTTTAGTGTTTTTCTTTTTACCAAAAGCTAACTCCCAATTATCTTGGTATGCGTTTGGTTTATCGTGTGCTGTTGGCCTTCTGCCACTTCCTTTACCCATTAGATTAGATCTCCTATTGTTTGCTCGTGGAAAATACTTTCCGCTATGTATTCTAGTATTTCGTCTCGGTCATCGTCTGGGTGCAAGCCGTAAGCAAATGCCGTGTAATCTATTTCATCATCAAGCAAGCCTTTTCTATCTTGCTCTAGTACATAATGGTTTATATTTTCCAGTGTTTGCTCGTTGTATTGATTGCTCATACTGGTTTCCTAAATAAATAGAACAAAGCTTTTAGCTTTTCTTTGGTTAGATGTCGTAAATGTTTTGGTATGTCCTCTCGCTTCATGTAAGCCTCACAGTTCCATTAGGAGAGACTGTGCCTAGCCTTTCCCCTGTTATTGTTATTAAAAGCCATGAGCCGTCCTCTAAGAGCCTAGAAGATGGCTCATGCGGGTATATTATTTCGCCCTCGTGTTTTAGGTTGTCTCTTATGTGCCTGGCATAGCAAAACTCGGCGCGTGGATAACTGATCTTATATTGTTGCATTATCATTCTTGCTCCTTAAAATAGTTTTCTACTATGGTTAATTGTTTTTGTATGTGTTCTAGGTCTTTGTCTAATTCTTTTGTGTTTTCAAAATTATCATCTTGTAAACAAGCAATAGAAATACTTGCTTCTTTAACTGCTTTGTATGTTTCGTTTTTTCTTACAAAATAAGAAAAATCATCTCTTATATTTGGTTTACTCATCATTTCCCCCTTTGTGTTGGTTTACCATTAGGAAAGGTTAAAGCGGTGCTAAACGCTTGCCAATCCTCTGGTGTCATTATTTGCTCTACTTTGTGTATTGGCGTGTTATCTTTTAGGCCGTACTTCTTGCGAAGTTGCCCTATAATGCTTTTGTGTGTTTTGGTTTTAATAGTCATTATTGCACCGCCTCTAATTGCCATTGACCACAATGTCCGCATGAATAATCAAAACCATTTTTAAAATCTTTACCTGGTAATGCTTGATATGTCATTTCTCCGGACTTGTTGCATTTATTACATTTAAAGTTAGTTCCGTCATCTAATAGGTTGCCAACTCTTAAAACATCTTTAATTGTGTAAGTATTACTCATTACGCCACCTCTACTTGGTTGTCTTGTAGCCATTGATCGCCAACTGCTTGTAGTCTTTGATATATTGAGAAAGATAGTTGAGCATATATATCTCCCTCTACCTCGTGGTCATTATATCCAAGCGTTAAATCCGATTGAGCAACTTTTAATAAATCATCGTTATATATTGGCACCCAACTATCGGCATATTCTGAAACAACATCTTCTGGACAACTATTTTCCAATATGTCCTCTTTATTGTCGTTTAGTTCTTCAATTAGATTTTGCTCTAATGTGTAGATGTTTTGTTTATTTGTATCTGTCATATTACTTCTCCAAAGTATCAAAGCTTAATTGCCTTGTAATACTAATTTACTAAATTAAAACACTAAATGCAACAACTTTATTGCATAAATGTGTAATTAATTGCTTAAATCCGATAAATAAAGGGTTTATAGAGTACAATTAAACGGAATATGGAAACAAAAACACCTAAAAAGAGAGGACGTAAACCAGTTGTAATAGATGCCGCAAGGGTTGAGCATCTAGCTTCACAAGGTCTAGGAATCATGGACATTTGCAGAAGTTTGGGCGTTGGTTGGGATGTATTTAACAGACATAGAGAAAAGAAATCTACGGGAATTGCGGACGCTTTGGATAGAGGAAAGAGTAAAGGCCTGGCATTTGTCACATCTAAACTCATGGAAACAATAGAAGACAAGAATTTTAATGCTATCTCTTTCTATCTCCGCAACCGCGCGCCCGATCAATGGGCGGATCGCCAGGAAGTCAATCACAATTTAGATCTTAAAGGCGTACTAACGGACGCTAGAGAGCGCATAAACATAATAGAACACGCGCCAGCGCACGCGCTACCTAAACGCGCACGCACGCCGAGAGCAAGCGAGAGCGAGGGCGAGGGCGCTAATGAATAATATAGGGCGGGGGCGGATGCGGGCAGTAGTTTTTACACTCCCTTTTTAACTAATGCAATATTCTCTCAATAAATCGCATTTGACCCCCCCTTTCGTTGCGTGGCGGTGGTGATATATGTATAACTACTCAACTAAAATTTTTTAATTTTTTTTTAATATGAAATACGGCGTAAAACTAGAAAAAGAACTCATGACCGAACTATGGTCAGGACCAATCAAAGACAACCCAGTAAACTTTGTTAAGTATGTATTCCCATGGGGACAGAAAGACACCCCCCTTGAAGATTTCAAAGGACCAAGAAAGTGGCAGGAAAAAATTTTACGAGAAATGGCAATACACATTGAGCGAAACAATGTATTAGATTTACCAGAGATGTTTAGACTAGCCGTAGCATCAGGTCGTGGTATTGGTAAGTCCGCACTTGTCGCATGGATCATACTTTGGATGTTATCTACTAGACTTGGTTCTACCATAATCGTAACTGCTAACACCGAGCAACAGCTTCGTTCAAGAACATGGGCTGAACTTGGTAAGTGGCTAACACTATCTATTAACTCTCATTGGTTTACCAAGACAGCAACCACGATTAAACCAGCACAATGGTTTGAAGATGCGCTAATAAACGACCTAAAGATTGACACTGGTTATTATTATGCCCAGGCACAGTTATGGAGTGAGGAAAACCCAGATGCGTTTGCAGGCATCCATTCATCTTACGGCGTATGCCTGATAATGGATGAAGCATCAGGTATTCCTTCTCCTATTTACTCGGTCAGCGAGGGGTTCTTCTCCGAACCCACGCGCGACCGCTATTGGTTTACTTTCTCCAACCCGCGCCGAAACACTGGGCCATTCTACGACAGCTTTAACTCTAAGCAATCCTTCTGGAAGAACGAGCAGATTGACTCGCGCACGGTAGAAGGCACCGACCAAAAGCTCTTTCAAACGATGATTGAGCAATACGGCGAGGATTCCACAGTCGCGCGCGTGGAGGTGATGGGCGAGTTTCCATCCGCGGATGACGATACTGTCATACCAATGGGATTGGTCAAGCATCCGCGGATGACGATACTGTCATACCAATGGGATTGGTCAAGGCGGCTATAGATAGGGATGTCTCTCTTACAGCTAACGCACCGATAATATGGGGATTGGATGTCGCTAGATTTGGCGGTGATAACTCCGCGCTATGTATACGACAAGGAAACCATGTGATGAGTATTAAGTCGTTTAAGTCTATGGACTTGATGCAGTTATGTGGTGTGATTAAGAATCAATATGATGAGTGTACTGCGATAGAAAAACCGCAGGAAATATTGATTGATGTCATTGGTTTGGGCGCAGGCGTGGTGGATAGACTGGCGGAGCAAAACTTACCTGTGCGCGGAGTCAATGTGGCGGAAGCGCCAGCGACCAAGAAAAATTATTTAAACCTACGCGCTGAATTATGGTTTGCGATTAAAGACTGGTTGGTGCAAAGAGATTGCAGGATTCCGCAGGACGATGAGTTGGTTGCAGAACTAGCATCGCCTTTGTATAAATATACGTCTACAGGTAAAATCAAGATTGAGAGTAAGGATGAAATGCGTAAGCGTGGAATTAAGTCTCCAGACAAGGCGGATGCGCTCGCGCTGACGATGGCATCCTCTGCTGCAAGTTTTGGTGGAAGCACTAGCTTTTTAGGTTATAATTTCAGACAACCTCTTAAATCAAAAATAATCAGAGTAGGATAAAGTATGGCAAAGAAGTACAACGAAGAAGAAATTAAAGCAGTCGTCCAAGAAGAAACAGATATGATTGATCTTGTAGGCGTGATTAAGTCCGAGATGGATGATGCTAAAGACTTCATACACCAAGTAGGCGCAGAAAGAGCTGAATCAACAGAATATTACCTTGGTACTGAACCAGAAGGTACTAGCTCTATGCAGTCAGAGTTTGTTTCTACAGATGTGCGTGATAGCGTACTTTTTATGTTGCCGTCTATCATGCGTACTTTCTTTGGCACTAAAAAGATTGTTGAATTTGTACCTAAAGGACCAGAGGATATTCAGTTAGCAGAACAACAAACAGATTATATTAACTATTTGATTAGAGAAAAGAATCCTGGTTTCCAAGTTTTGTATGACGTTTTTAAAGATGCTCTAGTAAGAAAGACTGGTTTTGTAAAAGTCTTTTGGGATGATTCAGTCAACGCTACTACGCACGAATATACAGACATAGACCCACAATCCTACCAAGCATTAATCCTTGATAAGAACGTAGAGGTAATAGAAGAATCAGTTACCAACGAAACAATCATAACCATGGACCCAGTAAGCGGTGAAGAAATAGTACAAGAAATACCAGCAAGTTATGACCTAACTATTAGAAGATTAAAACCAAAAGACCAAGTATGTATTGAGTCTGTACCACCAGAAGAAATACTTATATCAAGACACGCGCGCGATATAGACACAGCTTCTTACGTTGCGCACAGAATGATTAAGTCAGTCTCCGACTTAGTATCTATGGGATATGACCAAGAAGAGATAGAGCAATACGCAGGTTATGGCGGCAGCGCGCTTGACCCAGAAAGCTACGAAGAACAAGAAGCAAGAAATCCGTTTGACAACATGGTATACCCAGATAGAAACGATGCAGGCGGTAAAGACGTTTTATACGTTGAGCATTACTTATACTATGACTTTGATGGTGATGGTATTGATGAGCGAATCAGAGTTTGCACAGCAGGTAATGGCTTAGAAGTTTTAAACGTAGAGCCGTGGGATGAACTACCAATATGTATGTTCTGTCCTGACCCAGAGCCACACACAGCAATAGGATCTTGTCCTGCTGATTATCTAAAACCAATCCAAGCGGCTAAGTCACAAATTATGCGTGATACTTTGGATTCACTAGGACATTCAATCTTCCCAAGAATGGGAGTCGTTGAGGGTCAAGTCAACATAGACGATGTACTTAATACAGATATTGGTCAGCCAATAAGAATGAGAGCGCCAGGAATGGTACAACCATTTGCTGTACCTTTTGTTGGTAAAGAAGCTTTCCCAGTCCTAGGATATTTAGACGAATCAAAAGAAAACAGAACAGGCGTATCTAAAGCAAGTGCAGGACTCAACGCAGAAGCATTACAATCTACAACTTCCGCAGCTGTAACTGCTACTATGAGTGGTGCGCAAGGTAGAGTAGAGCTTATATGCAGACATTTTGCTGAAGGCGGTCTAAAAGCCATGTTTAAAACAGTCAATAACTTGGTAATCAAGCACCAAAATGCACAAGATGTCTTTAGATTAAACGGTAAATTTATACCTGTAGACCCAAGATATTGGGATTCAGACAAAGATATGGTGGTAAATGTAGCTATATCTAAGTCATCAGACGAAGAAAAGTTCCAAGTCTTAACTCAAGTCGCAGGAAAACAAGAACAAATATTGCAATTACTAGGGCCACAGAATCCTCTAGTGTCAATGCAACAATATGCTAACACCCTAACAAGAATGATCGAGCTAGCAGGCTTCCAAGACGCACAGTCATTTATAAATACAGAAGTTCCACCTATGCCACCTATGCCACAAGAGCCACCTAAACCAGACCCAGCAGAAATGCTTGCACAGGCTGAAGCAATGAAGGCACAGGTAAGCGCACAGAAAGCTATGATTGATGCTGAAACAGATAGAATGAAAATCATCATGGATGATGACAGACAAAGAGATATTGAAGAAGCACAGCTAAGAGTAAAAGCCTTAGAGCTACAAGCCAAGTACGGCGCACAAATAAACATTGCAGAAATTAATGCTATCATGGAACGAGATAGAGAAGGGATAAGACAAAATGCAAAAGCTCAAGCTCAAGGATTATTTACAAACAATGTGCCACAACAAAATATTTGATATTGAAGTTATGGTTGATGACATGGTTTATGTAGGTAAAGAAATAAGAGCAAAAAATAAAAATCATGCACTACAGATTATGTCGGTTATGTCAGGCGGTGAAGTAAGTAAAGATTCTGAAATAATTTATTATGAAGAGAGGACAATACACTAATGAAATATATAAAAAAGTTTTGGGTATGGTTAAAAGAAACGATACATAAATTTTTAAACTGGTTTGATAATCTTATGACACCAGCACCAGTTGTTAAAAAAAGAGGTAGACCAAAGAAAAAATAATGG